CTCGGGCGGCGCGACCCCAGCGAGTACGTTATCGTGCCAGAACTCCTGCTCCTTTTCAATAAGGGATCCAATGAACTCCTGGTCGGCCTCAAGGTCGAAATAAATCACGTCCCAATTCTCGGCGTTGAATAGACAGAAGCTTCCCCATTCGTAGCCGGTGACAGCCATGTAGTGGAGAATTTGGACAGTCATATAATCAGATAAACCGTGCGCCTTGACGTTCGCCATCACGCGCAGGCCAGGGCACTTGATCTCAAGAACGCCGGTACTCGGAACATCCCCCACGGCCAAAATTTGACGGTCGACATTGCCGATCATAAAATCGTGTTCCGCGTGTCTCCGCAGGGGCTGGCGCCGCACCTGTCGGCCGGTTCGCTCGACATATAATTCAGCGGCTACGGGCTCGAGTACGATGCCCCGTTGCATCGGCGCGGTAATCTCAATTTCAACGGGAACTTCGGTGGTCTTTTCTTTCCAGAGTTCGAGCGCGGTCTTGAATGGATTGACTCCCAGGATCACCCCGGCATCAGATCCGCCAATGCCCGTCTGTCGTTCTTTCAGCCACGCTTCTCGATCCCGATAAGATGCGGGGGGTAATGTTTTCTCCTGTACGCTTGTGTCAGTCATGCCAGCTCCTTCAGTCTCTTCTCTAACTTCTCGATCTTGTCGGCCCAGGCATAAAGTTCGTGTGGTGGAACCCGATCATTGACCTTCGCTCGGAAACGAACCTCGCTGCTCAGGCGTGGTATTGGGCTGCAGTCGGCGCACGCCGGATCTCCACAGGTGCATTCTTGATCGTCAAGACGTCCCAAGAAATCCATTGTCCGCTCCCGTTTTCGGCTGTACCAAGATGATGTGGTCTTTGCGCTCGATGGTCACTTCCTGCCACTTGTAGAAATCGCGTACATAGGCTCGGACTTCTTCATCCGAGTATTGCGGACTGATGGCGAGGTAGTTGGGTGTTCCTGCTGCGATTAGGTGCTTTTTAGTCATCGCTCTCTTCCTGTTGGGCCGCGGCCAGGGCGGCGTCGAGTCCACAAAGGCATTTCAGGGGCTTGCCCGATGCACTGGTGCACGTGCTGTAAATATGATGTGTGTATTCCCGTAGCCGCTCCATCCTCTCTAGTTTGCGCTCCAACTCTTCATGACAAGTCGGGCAAGTCCACAGTTTCAGAGGTAATGTCTCGTGGCCAGAGTTGCAGCGCGCCGGTTCTTCCAGCCTGGCTTCGAGGGCTATTGCATATTGGTATACGCTCGGATAGCCTGCTTTAACATGGCGCACAGTCAAGTCGCGCAAGCTGATGTCGCTCAAATTCTTTTCGCTCATCCCTCCGCCTCCTCAATCAACCGCCGCGCCCGTTCCCAGTCGGAGCGCTCAGTACAGTCCTTGGCCTGATAGAAATCGACTTTGCCGAGCAGCACCAAGGCCGACAACGCGTCGACCAATTCCTGTTCTTCAACCGGCTCGACCATTATCTCGAGCTGGGCTTTGCTGCTCTGCTGCGTTCTTCGAACGGTGTCTATTTGGGGTGTCATTGTCGTGATTCGGGAGGATCAGTGATGCCGCCATCAATCAAGCGAGCGGAATCGGCATCATTGGCGCGATCATGGCTGCATGGGTCCGCTACGCCTAGCGCATACCAATTCTCAAGGCAAGCGGGGCAGTGGCTCTCCAGCGTCGGACGAGTCATTTGCCGCATGCGCATGTTGTCCCATTCAAGATCCTCGTATTCACACCCGTCCCAGCCTACGTATGTCATTTCGGCATCCTCGCTTTCCGATGTCTACATTATATAGAATGTTATACAAAAGTCAAGACCCAAACGATCCAGGCGGTTGACTTTTCCCGCATATTGTAATAAAGTTATACCGACATGGGTAAGAAATCTCAACTTATAGCTACCAGGTTGGAAGAGGAAGACATAGAGAAGTTGCGTGCGATTCAACAGCATGAGCAACGCGACAATCAATCTGACATGATCCGGGTCCTCATCCGGCGCCGCTTCCTCGAGCTGAATCTTAACTACATGAGAACGCCCTCCAGTGACGGGCGCAAGGGATAGGTCAGATCCCTCCTCTGTATAGGGAGCCTGTGTATTTGGGAAAGCACGGGCTCCCTTCAATTCTTAAGGAGATCCAGTGGAAAAACCCCTCAGCAAAAAGGAACGAACGCGATTTGAACAATTAATAGGTGCGGTGAAGGATGCCGCCGAGCGGGACGTACACGCTCAATTGGAAATGGGCGTTGCGATGGAGGAAATCCGGGACAGCCGTTTGTACCGTGAGGATTACGATACTTTCGAGGAGCTTTGTCTGGATGTGTGGGGCTACGGGCGTCGTTATGCTTACCAGCTCATCGACTTCAATGTCATCCGTGGCCAGCTCCAAGATCAAGGCGCGAAAGTGCTACCCCAGAATGAACATCAAGTGCGCCCGCTCAAGCGGTTGAAAGCGCCCAAAGAACGAGCCGAGGCGTGGGAAAACGCCGTAGAAATGTGCGCGGCCGCGCACAAATCCGATGCCCCTCCACCACAGTCGATCGTCAAGCGCGCGGTAGAAGCCAGGCTCTACGCGCTCGAGCCCCACCCTGCGCACGACGAGACTCCGCCACAACCTACCAGCCAACAGCCAATTGAAGAAGAGCTTTTCGAGCCTGCTGTGCTTCCAGAGGATGTCGAGGTCGTAGACATGCCCCGGCAGCCTGAAACGCAACCCGCGCCAAGACATCCCGCCCCGGACGGACGGGCTGTTCTGGATCACATCCAATGCCCAGTCTGTCACAGCGTTTACAAATTCCTCGAAGAGTATCTCAGGAGCGCCGAAGAAATCCCCCAGGGCGATCAGCTAAACGGCAAAGCGAAAAACGCTATCCGGGGCCAGCTTGAAAGGCACTTTTCGGATATCAGCAATATCCCAATGCCGATGCCCAAAACAGAAAAGCAGAAAGGGGAGGCCAGAGTCCGCTGGTGGACACCCCTCCGAGAGATCGCGGAGCTGGCGAACTGGAACCAACGCGATGCCGAGAGTCTGATCGAGCAGTCTTTCAAACATTTGCGCTCTAAGGGTTTCCTGATCGAGGCACCCCAGAGCATCTTGAAAACCGCGTCCGCTCTGGCTGCGGGCCAAACGGCCTCGGCCCAATCCGGGAGAAAGAAGTCCGGCTACGAACTATTAAAGGAGATGCTGCAAGATGGACAATAAAGATGCAGACCAAATGCTTGTAACGCTGGCTCCGTTGGTGGCGATGTACCCGAATTGGAAACCAGAACGCGAGACGTTGAAGCTCTATGCGATGATCCTTTCTGACATTGACGAAGCGTTGCTTCAAGAGGCCATCGTCGTCCTGTTGACCGAGATCAAAGAATTCATGCCTGTGGCCGGCGCCATCCGGGAAGCAGCGCTCGATCTTCTGCGCTACCGAGACGAAGAGCCAAACGTCTATACCGCCTGGTCACAGGTGATGGGTTATTTCAACGGGCGAAAGGAAGTCCATCCGCTGGTAACAGAGACTGTCAAATTGATGGGCGGCTGGAACGTCATCGGCCGATCCAACAACCTGCCTTCCGAGCGAGCGCGTTTCATTGACGCTTTTCGAGAAATGACTCAGGAGCGCAAGCAGAAGGCAAGAATGCTTCCCAGGACTCGACGGTTCATCGGCGAAGAAGAGATCGGCAAATTGCAAATTGGCGGGGAAGCACACAAGGCGATCGGCGTGTTTGCAGATGACGTTAATTGACGAGCTACCGGCCGACCAGCGCGAATTGATTGTTCACAAGCTCGGCATTGCAAAAATGCGTTCTATTGAATTGTCGATCCAAGATGATGTTAAAGACGTGGCGCCCAGGGCAAGCGGAGACAAGGTCCGTGGCCAGCCGCGCCGATCGCATCCCGTCACTCGATTCTATTGGGCGTGCTTGAGGGAAATGGGCGACGTCACAAAAGAGCTGCCGGATAGAAGCGAGCCGCCGATGCCCGCGAATGCCTGGCTCCAAATTCTTAACCAGCGCTCTAAGGCTTTTGCCGGTGAACCCACATTCAGTCATCCCGAGGTCGGTAAGACGGTCAGGTTTTTTGGTGGCTGGAACAAGATGTGGGAAGAATTCGGGCGAGTGGAGGATGTCACTGCGCGCAAGCGTTTCATTTCAGCTTACCGCGAAGTGTTGGGGGAGAAGTGAACCAAGGAGGACCGTTGTGATAACCGAGAACAATCGAAGCGTGTTTCATTGTGAGCATTGCACGAAATTTTTGGCTAACGTTTTCGCACGCACCCAAGGCCCTCCCGGCGACGAAAGAATCATCGCCGTGTACGGCGACTGCAAGAAACACGGGCGAGTTCAGTCTTACACCAATTGGGATTACGAGGAGTTCTTTCCCGAGCCCGAAGACGACCTCGCGCGTCTCCCGACACAGCAGAAGCCCAACGCGGAGGAGATGGAGAAGGCCTAGCAGAAGGAGTCGTTCTGATGGAAATCGTAATAGCTGCAACCTGTGGAGTTTTCTTAGGGACCTTGGTGGGGATTTTCATCATGTCCTTGATGGTGGTGTCTAAGAGAGGAGAGTCGCAGTGATTGAGCCTGTCACTACTCCGGAAGAGAACAAGATTGTCATATCTTACCCGCGCCCAGGCAGCCCTGGAGGCGAACACATGAGACTCCTCGAAGGCCTATCTACCACGCGGATGCGTCGACTGAAGTGGGCCTTCGCCGACGCACATGAGACGGTACACGCCCATACGCACAACGCTCTGGCCTGGAGACCGGATGGCGAGGGTTACGAGATGTGGGCCGCGCACACGGAAGTGATTTATCGTCAGTGGAAGGCTGAGGAGTTTACGAGGGAGGCAGAAATTGCCGTCTAAATACTGGATCAAGCTCTACCATGAAATTCTGCATGACCCTAAGATGATGCGAATGCCCGAGATCCTATTCGGACGCTGTATGAAGTTCTTTTTGCTGGCAGGCGATTTTGATCGTGGCGGCGAGATTCCTTCGGTGCGTGACATTAGCTGGCAGCTGAGGATCCCTGAAGAGGAGATCGAGTCGGACCTGATCGAGCTGCAAAAAGATGGAATTACGGCCAGCACGGATGGCATCTGGCGTATTTCTAAGTGGAAGGAACGACAGCGGGCGGCTACAGGCGCAGAACGCTCCGCTATGTGGCGCCAGAGGCAGCAGGTAACGGAATATATGCGGGATGGGCCAGCCGACGTAACGTTCGGTGACGATAGACGCGACGTTTCGTTACGCAGAGAAGAAACAGATATAGATAAAGAAACAGAAGAAGAAAAACCCTCGCGTTTTTGATTTTTTGATTATGGAGATCTTGAACTTTCCCTGGAAGGCAGGGATGTTGCCATGACTTCCGAAATCACGATCACTCAAGCCCTCGACCGTCTGGTAGCGATCTTAAGGGCGAGCGTTAAGAATACGGAGACTGCCTTGAGGTACACGGAGATCCTGCAGAAGCATGTTGCTGGGTTGGAGAGGGAAGTCAAGAAGTTGAAACGGGAGCTGAATGAGTAACTGGCAGATCGTTGAATCTGAGCTCATTGAATGGCTCCGATCTTACGAAGGCCCGCGGTTTCACGCGATTCTTTCAGATCCACCCTACGCGTTGATTTCAATCACTAAGCGATTTGGCAAGAACGGAAGCGTGCCTACACATGGGGGAAGCGACGGGCGCTATACGCGCTTGGCAAGTGGTTTCATGGGCCAGAAGTGGGACGGATTCGACTCGCTGGAGCATTATCAAGATTGGGTGAGTGAGTGGGCCAAGCTCCTAATTGAGAAGGCTTTATTTCCCGGCGCGGTTTGCCTGTTCTTTGGAGGCACTCGTACGTTTCACCACCTCGGCGTTGGGCTGGAACGTGGCGGGTTTGAGATCGCGGATACTCTCCTCTGGCTCTACGGCCAAGGATTTCCAAAGTCGCACGATATAAGCAAGGGGCTGGACAAGATTGCTGGGGAGGAACGAAAGGTCATAGGAAAAGCCAAAGGCGCAGGTTCAAGCGAAACCGAGAGTCTTGGTGTTTACCAGTCTGAATACGATGATACGGCGGGGCCAGTTACCAAGAATGCTGAAACCTGGAATGGCTACGGCACAGCCCTCAAGCCAGCCTGGGAGCCGATCTATCTCTGCCGAGCGCCTCGGGATGGTAAGACCTTTGCGCAGTTGGCGACTGAGTTTGGGACCGGGGCACTGAACATTGACGGGTCGAGGATTGCAGGAACAAAAGGGGCCGGGGTGTGGGGGACCAGCAATGAGGGCATTGACACGAAGAGAAAGTTCAATGCCTCGCCGGGAATGCTCCAGTATCGTAGTGAGCGCCATGATTCTGGCCGCTGGCCCGCAAACTTCATCCTCAGCCATGAGGACGATTGTGTGAAAGTCGGAGAGGTTGAAGTCGAGGGCCGGACGATCAATCGCTTCGAGCAGGGCATGATGCCGTTCGGGAACGCAGAAGGAGAGGATTACCAGTCGGAGCAGATGCCGCCCGAAACAGTTGATCGATATGCGTGCGTTCCGGGTTGTCCGGTTCGGATGCTGGACGATCGGGCGGGCGAATTGTCGTCCGGCTTAATGAAGGCTCGCACTACCAGAGCGCCGCGCCCAGAACACGCTGTCTACGCTGGTGTCTGGGGAGGCAACGCAACGAACCAAGACACTTACGCGGATGTTGGTGGCCCCTCCCGCTTTTTCTACACAGCCAAGGCCAGCCGGGGAGAAAAAGACAAGGGACTTGAAAACTTCTGGTGGAAACGGACAGATGATGGATTTGAGCGGATCAGTCTGAGCGAGTACGAACAGCTAGATAGGAGCGAACGTGCGCGCGGCTGCATCCATCCAACAGTAAAACCCCTTGAACTCTTAAGATACCTGTCTACGCTGTCGCTACCCCCCAAGCAAAAGGGAAAAACCAGACGTGTCCTCATCCCGTTCTCTGGAAGCGGTAGTGAAATGATTGGTGCCGCGCAGGCCGGATGGGATGAAGTTACCGGTGTCGAGATGGAGCGGAACTATATTGAAATGGCCGAAGCGCGGTTGAGAGCAACCGTCGGATTCTTTTAGATGACCAACTACGATCGGGGCCGAAATCTGGAGTACCTGGCACGGGACGAGCTGATCTCGCGCGGATATATCCTGATAATCAGGTCAGCCGGATCAAAAGGCCCATTTGATTTATGTGCGATCAGCCCGAACGACATCGTGTTAGTTCAGGTGAAAGCCTCATCCGCCAGGAGGAAAGCAGCCGTTGAGAACTTACGCAAGATTCAGGTTCCCAAGAATGTGCGGAAGGAGATCTGGGTGAAGATTCCGTATGCAGATTGGGAAATCACACAGGTGCAGGATGAGCGAACCTAGCAAATCGCCGCCCGCGCTGGTTGATCTATTGACCCGCGAAGAGCAGCAGGTCTTAGCGACGAAAGTCGCCGAGGCGCTGAAAGACGGGTTCGGGGACATAACTATCAAGGTCCAAAACCATGTGGTCCGCTTCATTGAGGGCGGGACCTCCGTTGATTTGACCAAGATTAAGAACGGTGGTACTGTGGGTTCAGGAACCTAAATAGCTAAGTAGCTTCTGCGCCTGCAGAGTGTGTAGAACACCGCGGCCAGCCAATGTGCTGACTTCGGTGTTTTATTTTGCCTACTGCCCGCACTCAGGAGGTCCACAGCCCTGCTAGTCAGGGCGCTCATGGTCCTTACGCTGGCAGCGGGATCACTGAGTGCAGCACCACCCGAACAATTGCCAGCGACAGCAACACCAGAGGCTAGCATAGCTCCGCCGCCGCAATGGCTTATTCGTAATACAATGCGCTGGATGCCGCTGATAGAGCGCTGGTCACCAGACTTCCCGGATCTCGAGCACGCGCTGGTCCTGGCGGTCATTGCTCAAGAGAGCCAGGGGTTTCCTGATGCTGAGAGCGGCGACGGGTACAGCTCGGTGGGCTTGATGCAGGTCATCCCGCGGAGCTGGACTGGCACCAAAACGCAATTATTGAATCCGTCCTACAACATCTATGTCGGGATGCGGATGCTGGATGCGACGATCAAGAAAGCGGGCGAGGTGCGGCGAGCCCTGGCACTTTACAACTGTGGGGAGAAAAGTCTGGACGCAGGGAAATGTTATTCGTTCGGCGGATACACCTACGCGGACCGCGTGCTTGATTACTGGCTGCCAGTGTTTCAGGCTGAGCTCGTGAAAGCCGGCCTAGTGGATCCGACCCCCACTACTACTCCTGAACGAGTCGCGCCACCAAAGGCTACTTACACACCGATACCCACCTCGACGGAGACGGTGGTTCCCCTCACAGCAACACCCTCAATTCCTCTGGCAACTAGGACAATGCCACCGTCTCCGACCTTCACTCATACCCCGATTCCTGCTCTACCCACAAAGGAGGTGGTCGATGGTCCTTCGACACTTGCTGTACTGACGATCCTGCTCGCGCTGTTCGTGGGCTTGTTCGTCACTGTCCGAGATTGGAAAAGGCTTGGAGGAAGATGATGAAAGCACTTAGAGGAAACATTTTTGTGTTCGGTTTGATCCTGGTGGCACTGTTCACGATGGCGCTGCAGTTGACCGCCGGTACAGAAGGCGCGATCACGTTTCTGATTGTTGCGCTCTTGGGATGGTTTGGGCCAAAGCCGATCGCGAAGATCATGAGTCTGCTTGGACTTGGCGGCGTTCCGGCCGTGCTGGTCACGTATGTCGTGGCTGGGATTATCGGAGCAATTGCGCTGCTGGCCAGCGGTCAAGTATTCGACATGGCGTGGACGTTACAGAACCTGACGGTGATTGCGACTACGTTCTACGCTGCTGCTCAGTTATCGTTTATGCGTTTGAAGGACAGAGGAGCGCTATAGCAACTACATGCTTTGCCTCGGGGCTGCCTGGTGTGGCCCCGAGGTTACAATCAGGAGGGACCGGAAAACCTTGAACTATCCAGACTACATTGGAAGCCATGTTTGGCGAGACGCCGATGAATGCGATTGACTACATCGCTGAATTTCTGACGGATTACTTAGTGCCTTTAGCGTTGAAAGGAGGAGGGGAGAGCACAATCTATTACATTCAAGCGGGGGGAGACAACGGACCGATCAAAATCGGCTATTCGCATTATCGGGAGAATATTGAACGTCGGCTAAAGGATCTTCAGCTTGCGCACTATGAGGAATTGAGGCTACTCGCCTGGCATCCTGGAGGGACTTATGAGGAAGCCCGAATTCACGGCGTTTTTGATTCGTACAGAAAACAAGGCGAGTGGTTTGAGTGTGCCCCAGAATTAAGGGAATTCATCGCATTCCTTCGGGAAGGTTGTGATTATTTGCCGTCAAAACTGTTGCTGTAAAACGGGACGCGACAGGACAAGACGAGTTAAGACTTGACGGGGCCGGACCAGACGTGACGAGACGCGGCGGGACTTGGCAGGGAATCTAACCAATGCGAGAAACCAATAAGGCCAAGCAGGCGTTTGAGGACTACTTCAATCTTGGGCCAGGGCGGAGTTTGGTTGCCCTAGCAGGGCAATACAAACGCCAAAAGGACACCAAACAATCACCGCCGACATCCAATCTAAGGACCCTCAAGACTTGGTCGACAAAGCATCGGTGGCAGGATCGAGTCGCACTGCGAGAGGCGGAAATCGCCCATGCAGAGTTCGAGGCCATAAAGGCTGGAGCCATTGAAGCTGGCTTCGCCTTCTGGCCGAAGCGGGTCCGGCAGCTTGTCAAACTTGGAGATCTCTTGTGGGAAGAGCTAAACACCGAAGACAAACGGTGGCTGCCAGACGTAAAGCAAATTGGGTCTGGCGAGTTCGCCGAGAGAGTGGATCTTGTCCGCTTCAATTCCCCGCTTATTGAGCAGTACAGGAAAACGCTGAACGACATTGCTATGGAAATGGGTGAACGGATCAAGGGCTTTGAGATGACCTGGAAACAAGAAGCGGAGCAGGCCGGAGTTCCACCGTCGGAATTGTTCGAGAACATGGTTGCGAATGCGATCGCAGAGTTATCAGATCAACATGCTGAAGACAGCAACTGACCTTCCCTTTTCTCCCAGAGCTATGGACCAGTTGAAGGTAGAGGTTTGGGCCGAAGCTCGGCGACGGTTGGAGTCTGGTGTGGGCCATCCAAGCCGTCGCGCAGACTGGGTACGTAAACATCGAAGATACCTCTGGCCGGATCTCGAACTCGACTTTCAAGACCATCAGTACCTCGAAGCAATTTATGAGGATGAGCATCCCGAAATTGTTATTTCAAAAGCAAGTCAGCTAGGTGCTTCGGAGTGGGCAATTTCCGATGCGATTTGGGCTTGCGATGCGAAGGCGGCGAACGTTCTATATCTGTTGCCATCGACTGGCGATGTTGCAGATTTCAGCACCGCGCGAATTGGAATGGCAATCGAAGGCAGCGCATATATCGCCGGCCTTATCGGATCCACCGTGGGAAGTGAAGGTTATAGGGCCGCGGCCCGCGACCGGTCCACACTGAAACGAATCCGCAATCGTTTCTTCTACCTGCGTCATGCCAGCGTTCGTCCGGACGGCAGAGCACCGCACCTAAAAATCGCGGCTATCGACCTCATCATCTTCGACGAGCTGGACGAGATCGACCGACGTGCTCCAGCCATCGCTGAGAAACGATTAGGCCACAGCGCTTTGAAGTGGCGCCGCTGGATCAGCACTCCTACTCTCCCGGATTTTGGGATCGATGCCATGTTGCAAGCCAGCGACCACCACCGCTGGCACGTGAGGTGCGGTCACTGCAACACCGAGCAGCCTCTCGATCCGTTTGTCAATCTCATCACAGACGTTGACGGCGCAGGTCGGCCTACGAAGTGGTTCCACAAAAAGGGAAGTCCAGAAAATCCATTCGTCGGCTGTCTCAAATGCGGCAAGGAGCTGGACCGAGTTGGAGCCGGGAAATGGATCCCGAGCAACCCGGGCAGCGACATTCGCGGCTACCACCTCAATCGATTGGTAAGTCCACGCGTCGATCTCTATCAGCTCATCAAGAAGGGCCAGACCTACGACGAAACCGAGCGCAAGGAATGGTGGAATCAGGACCTGGGACTTCCGTATCAGCCGAGGGGCGGCGGTTTCCATGAAGGGCTGCTGAGACAGGCTGAACGCCCGTACCGGATGCCGATCGGCGACGACCGCTGTATGATGGGGGTAGACGTGGGCGCTGTTCTTCACGTCGTTATCCGTAAGTTCGCGAAGGATCCTGCAACTGGCCAGCGCGTGCGGCAGGCGGTGTTCATTGGGGAAGCGAGCTTCGATGATCTGGACGATCTGGTTGAGAGGTACGACGTGCGCCTGGCGGTCATGGACGCGCTACCTGAAGTGCACAAGGCGATGGAGTGGGCCGCGAGTCACGAGGGCCGGGCGAAGGTAGCTTATTACGCGACCGGCAAGACGGGCAGCAAACGATCCGAAGCGGCTCGCGAAAAGCCATCGGATAAGTTCACGATCGAGATTGATCGGACGCGCTACTTCGACGGGTTGCGCGGAGATTACTTAGCGGGCGAGATTGTCAACCCCGAAGGCATCGAGAGCCAGGTACCGGAATACTACCGGCACTACGCGAGAGTGAACCGCGTCGTGAACCTGGACGGCGGAGGAAATCCGTATGCGACCTGGGTGCGGATCGGCGATGACCATTACGTGCATGCAGACATCTACTGTCGAGCGGCGATGGAACTTCTGGGTCCGGTGGCGGAAGGTGAAACTTCCACGATGCTGGGCGGTGATGAAGAAGAACGAGGGCGGACGGTAGATATACCCGGCGAACAAGCTGGCTGGGACGAAGAGGACGACGACGGGAAGCGGAAGAGCGCGTGGCAATAGCACCGATCATCGTCACGAGCTTCCCTAAGAGCGGCCTGCACCTGCTGGCGCAGATGATGCGCCCACTGGCGGAGCCGAGTCCACTATTCGGTGGCTACTACAGCGAGCGCCAGATGACCACGCATGAGAACGGAGGTTGGGGGCCGGGCCTGAGATCGGACACAGATGTACTCAAGGATCTGAACGATCTTCAGGATGGCGAGCAGGTTTGGGGACATCTGGCAGCTATCGAGTCCGTAGCCGGATTCCTGGAAGATATGGGCTGGCCAGTGATTTTCCTTCACCGAGATTTGCGGGACGTGGCGGTGAGCATGGCCTATCATATCGAAAGCGACGATGATCAGAATTTCCCGCACCCGCGGAAGTGGACTTACCGAGCGCTGCCGAGTCATGAGCGCCGAATACAGGCAGTGATAGAGGGCTACGCCGGCTGGCCGAGTCTGCGAGATTGGTATCGGCAGTACGCGGCATGGGAGCGATTGCCGTGGGTGCTGACGTTGACCTACGGCATGTTACGAGGAGCCGTGAATGCGAGCGCGATCCGAATTCTTGAGTATCTGCGAGAGCGTACCGGGGAAGCGTGGTCAGCGGGAATAGAGGATGACATGGTCGGCAGCATCTTGACCAGCGGAAGTCCGACGTTCAGGGCTGGCCGGGTGGGTGATTGGGAGCAGGAATTTGACGGGCCGCTGCGGACATTGGCCGAGCGCGAATTGGCTTAGGAGGTAACGATGTCAGAATCAATTGAACAACGAGGGCTACGAGCCGCGCTGGTCCGTATCTTCGGTGGTGTTCCGGCAGAGGAAGCTGCAGCCCGAGCGCGGGAAGCTGCCAAGCAGGGCTTTCAGGAGGCATATGACCTGAGCGGAGAGGACGAGCCAGTCGTTTACACCAGCGACGGGCGGGCGATCAAACTCGGCTACCGACAGCTCGAACAGACACCGCGGGACCTGAGTTCGCTCAGCCAGGAGAAAGCCAACGAAGCGGCGTATCGGCTCTGGAACACCAACCCGCTAGCCAAGGCACTGATCGAAATCATCCTTGACTACGTGTTGGGAGACGGAGCCGTCATTCAGGCCGAGGACGAAGATGTAGCCGAGGCCTTGCGAGCTTTCTGGGAAGACCCAGTCAACGACTTCGACGGCCACGGGGCCGAGAGCTATGTGAGAGAACTCGCGCTGTTCGGTGAGCAGCTACTGCTAGCTTTTGTGCGGGATGGCGTGGACATTGGAATAGTGGCAGATGGCCGGCTCAGGCTGGGTCCGGTAGACCCCAATCAGATCGCGAGCATCATCACGCATCCGCTGAATCGCAAAGACGTTCTGGCAGTGCGGCTCAAGAGCACGACCGGAGGCATAGACGACGGCCCGATCTTCAAGGTTATCAAGGCGGAAAGTGCGGCTGGAACCGAGGAAGGCATGCGGGACCTGGCGGAATACCGGAAACTGGTCAACCGGGTCGAAAAGGCGATGGGTCGGGAAGAGGGTGAAGGTACTAGTGGGCGCATCACGGAGGCCGCGCTGGACCGCAAGGAAATCAATCGACGGCTGAAAGAAGGCAAGGAGTGGCGACTGACAGAATTCAGGACAAAGGACAACAAGCCGATTCCTGGCACGGGTCGAGTGATGGAAGTAAAGGAGCCGGTACTTGACGAGGTCTTTGATGGAGAGTGCTTCCTGTTCCAGGTGAACAAGCTGAGTACGGGCATCCGTGGCCGTGGCGATCTACTGCCGCTGATCGACTGGCTGGACCGATACGACCAGCTGTTCTTCGACGCGGCCGAGCATGTGCAATTACTAAATACCTTCGTGTGGGATTTGGAAGTAGAGGGCGGCACCGAGGGCGCAGCCGAGACTGAGAAGAACTTGAGTTACCAGGCCAAGAAGGTGCGCGGTGCTAAGCCCAATAGCGTCTTCGCTCACAACCAGAACATCAAGTTGAGTGCCAAGAACCCGGACCTGAAGACAACGGATGTGGAGGTCATGATACGAGCGCTGCGGATCTTCATCGCCGGCGGGATGCGTGTTCCAGAGCACTGGTTAAGTGAGGGGAGGAGCCAGAATCGCGCAACTGCTCGAGAGATGGGCGAACCGACGCATCGCATGCTGAGCAGACGACAGGCGTTCGTGCAGCGTATGTTCATGCGGATGTGCCAGTACCAGATCGATGTGCTGGTGGCGCTGGGACAGCTACCTGAAGAAGTTTCCCGTCTGGACAACGAAGGCAAGATGACTGGAGATACCGTTCTGGCGCGGGAGGCCTTCAAGATCAAGATGCCGGATATCAACATCAGCGATACGCGTGCCGCTAGTCAAGCACTACAGAGCGTGGCTCAAGCGATCTTCCGATTGGACATAATTAACCTGATCCCAGCCCGCGCCGCGCTGGAACTCGTGGCGGTTGTGTCCGACATGTTGGGCGTCAAAGTTGATGTAGAAGCTGGATTAGCCGCGCTGGAAGGTAAGGACGCGGAGACCAACGCTCTGGCAAACCTGTTGAAAGGACTGGATCGGGAGATTCCGGACGTGCCGGCTGGCGAGGAGAACGGGCGCGAGCCAGGCGGGATGACAGAGCCAACGGCAGAGGAGGCGGGATAATGGGAAAGGATGGGTTAGGCGCAAGGCTCAAGCCGATTGGAAGCCAAGAAACGAATCCGTTCGTGAAGCACGAGCATAAGCATTTTTGGAAGCCCGGCTATGAGGAAGTGTTCTGCGATTGCGGTGAGGTATTGGAACCTGAGGAGTTAGCGCGCATTATGAATTCGCTGCCACAGCATCCAGTCGACGACAGCGAATACCGGAGGCCGACGTGAGAGTGATCTGGGGCGGCAAAGTTTATTCCCGTAAAGAGCGCAGACTGCTGACTCTGGCCGCGGCTAAGCGAGAATTGAAACGCTTGTCTGGCAAGCGTCATCTGCTCGTGCCGATCTGGAAACAGCTAATGAGGGATTTCCCGGCGGGCACGCTTGACTGAACAAACGGACAGCGTTTGCCCAAACTGCGGGAAACGCAGCTGGACGGCCGATCCGCAGAATCAACAGGAATTGCCGCATGGCAAAGCGGTGTATTACTGTAACCATTGCGGAACGACCGTGGCGTACCATCCGGCCCTGCACGCGACTGAAACACATTTCACGATCGTCACATTCCCGGAAAAGTCCGATGCCGCAACGGCTGACTGAGCAAAGCGAAGCCGAATTCCGCCGCGAGCTTGAGCGGCTGCTCTCAGCTGGCGATGCCGTCACCGATGATGCGCGCAGAGCATTGCTGCTACGCTACGACGAACTCCATCGCAGCCTACGCAATCGGGCCATCAACACCGAAGCCTGGCAGGGTGAGCTCGACGACATTCTGGCGGAGATCGACGACATCGTACTGCAAGCCGCAAACGACATTCAGCGTTTGGGTGTCCAGGCTCATCAAGAGGCCTGGCTGGCTGGCGAGGCCCGTACGGCCGCGCTATTAGAGATTGGAACGCAGATACCGGGCGGGGTACATGACCCGTTCTTCCTTGAGCCAGCGCCGTCGCCGGGCTTTTTGATACTGCCGCCAGCCCGGCCGGTGGTGCTGGATGCTGTTCACCGGGCGTTTACCTTCGACCGTATCGTGGCGGTGACTACGGAAATGCAAGCTGCCATCCGAGGGCAGGTGATCGCGGCTTGGATCGGGCAATTGACTCCATTCCAAGCCATGCAGAACATCACCCATATCGTCGGGATCCGGAACTTGTCGGGCTTCCGGGAGCTCGGAACCACGGGCATCAGTGCCAAGGCTGAGCGTATCTTCCGCACTGAATTGATGAGGGCGCAGAATATGGCGGGGCGTGATCGCATGCGGGATGAGCTCGGACGTTTCCCTGACCTGAAGAAGATTTGGTTAAGTACAGGAGATTGGCGCACACGGGATACACACATCGACGCGCACGGCCAGGTGGTTCCAGTAGACGGGAAGTTTATCGTGGGAGGTCACGAAGCTGATGGTCCGCTTGATCCTACATTGCCGCTTCGGGAACAAATCAACTGCAGATGCGATTCGGTTCCTTATCGCGAGTCCTGGGGGCCAGTCGACGAGCTGATCGGCCCGCTGAACGATCAGGTAGATCGTGAAAAGGCGCGGCGCGCGGCGGAAGGTTTACGCGTGCGCTACGAAGGTTCGCGGATCCTGATGGGAGCGCAGAAAGCGGAAAGGTTGCGAGTGGCGAGATGAGCATGCCAGTTGTACAGAAGTCATCATTTTGGATCTGAACAAGGTCGATGACTAAACCATTTCTAATCTCAAAGGAGGTTTACGATCTCGTCTTCGCCGCCCATGCACTCGTCTTTCTCCTAAAGCATTTTGATAACAGCGATGGGAAGTATGACGAAGCGATCAAAGAACACATTGCAGAGCTAGAAAAGTGTCTCGAAAACACAGTCATGAAATGTTGATTGATGACCTGATCAATAGCTTTCTGCCAGAAAAGCTGACAACGCAAGAGGCTCATCGGCGTCTTATTAAGGCAGGAGAAATTGCTAGTTCTCGGAGAATTTCGGTAAAAGCAAAGAGGCTATGTGTGAAGGTTAGTCGTGTGAACAGCAAACATGTATACGTTTCCTGTTTCTTCAACGGCGCCCACAACGGGAGGCTGATTTTTAATCACGATGAATATGAGACATTCCGTGAGGCGCTCTATCGTGGGGCCGCGTCAATGCCCAACCAGCTGACAATAGACTTTGAGGACGGGTCATTTTGGGATTATGTCAAACAGCAGTTTTAGTTCCGTGAGCTACGCTCCGCGCAAGACAGTCAACCGACGCACGGGCGTATTGAAGTTGACAACTGCCCAAGGCAAAGCCTACGGCGCGGTGATCGGGATGATCAACGGCAGTAGCCGACTGGCCAGGCAGAAGTTCACGACCGACCACGAGGCGCGCGCTTACCGGATTGAACTCCAGGAGCGTTATGAGGTGTTCGAGTTGAAGTACCAGCTGGCGCAAAACCTGGCAGAACGTCTGTGGTGGCGGAAGATGCTTGACTGGCTGCGGGCGAAGCTGGGGCGGAATCCAAATTCGGCGCTGTTGGTGTGGCATACGCGCGATCTGGCGGAGCTGGACATCGCTGAGCGGCAGCGCCTAGCCAGGCAGATAAGGGGGCTGTCATAGGCTCAATCCACCGAGTCATTCCCAGCGACCATCCTGGAGATGTTGTTTGGTTTCATGGAAACAGCGGATCAGGCAAGACAAAGCTGGCACTGACGTTGGATGTACCAAACAAGATCATCTTGGACGGGGACGATCTGCGAGAGTGCTGGACGCTGGGTTTCACGAAAGCTGACCGCTACGAGCAGAACCTACGTATTGCCAAGATCGCTCGCCTGCTCTGGATTCAGGGCTTCAACGTGGCGGTGGCAACGATTTGCCCGTACGCGGATCTGCGGAAGCGGATACGGAAAGAGATCCTGCCCGAGGTTCGCTGGGTGTATGCCGCAGGGGGGAAAGAGGCCAGCGATGAGTATCCATTCGAGGAGGGAGGCTGGCGGTGAAACGACCAATAGAAGTGACCAGCGAGAGCACATCGCGGACGCAAGTGTTCCCGCGCGGTGCGGCACTTCCGCGGAAGACGAAGGCGATGAAGGTCATCCTAGATTTGCTTTCCGAGTATGCCGAAGGCGAATGTGGGATTTGTGAAGCTCCGTTGCTGGCACATTGGGCTTACTGCCCAAGCTGCGGCCAGGCGATTGATTGGGACGGATGAGTGTAGCCTTCACCTTGGACTGGCATTGGGATGAACCGCTCTGGCCGCTGGCGAGGTTGGGCACTCCTCAAGCAACCGACATCGCGCGCCTGTTCACTGTGCGGCGCTGTTTCTGGTGTGGACTGGAACTGATAGGGCCGGGAGGAGATTCTCTGATGGCGCTGCATATGGAACAGGAACACGTTGGGCATGACGTTCTGTATACGTCTTACCCGCCAGCGATGGGTTTGGAGCAACGAGGCAGTGGTCGGGATGCGTAGTTCGTGGCAGGGGAGCACGTTTCAAGCTCAGCATCCGACGCAAGTAGAACAGCAGGTAACATTGAGCTCACAGGAGTTCAGCCTGCTCCAGCAGATACGAAGCTTGAACGGTGGGAGCCATACAATGTACTTGGTGAAGACGGCCCGAGGCAGGGATGGGTTGCACAGCTTTCGATTGCGTGAGAATACCGATAAGGTAAAATAAATACCGTCTGCTGGAGATCTCCAGTCATGGCATAGTAGCGGCCTGCAATGAGGGCACCGAAACGACGGCACAACGATTGACTTAAAAGCGTTGTGCGCCGAGCTAGTCACTCGGCTCGCGAACTTTGGTGAACGACCTGGTCAGGCCGCTACTGACTTGACAACAGAATCACTCAGCATGTAAGATCAATCCGTAGTTGGGCGGCTTGACGCGCGAGAGAATCCGCCCAAGGAGAACCGTTCCGGTGAGACCGCGTAACGGATAAGCCATCCGAGATAGCGAGAAGTCCCGTCTTTAGCCGAAAGGTGTTACCTCGATGCCCGAGATACGATGGTATGGAAGGGGTTCCCATAGAGATGGCAGGAAATAAAACGAGGCATCGGCACACGCCTATCCTTGGGACGGTCAGATAATCTGACCCCAGCTTGACAAACCCATACAATTGCATGTAAGATCATTTTGAGGGCCGGACTCAGTCCGAGCTCGGACACGTGACCACAACCGCACGCGTCGCCTAAAACGGGCGGCGCTTTTTTATTTAAGCCGCTTTCTGGGAAGGGAGGTGCGCTTGGCCAGACGCAGGAAAAGCCGCAGTCGTAAGAATCGCCGCACCGAGCGAAAGTTGCATCAGCATGTAGCTGAAGCTACCGCGGCTGAAAAGAAAGCTCAGAAGGCTCGAGCTGGTCGCTACGGCATCGCGATCAAAAAGGGCGGCAACGTCACAAAGCCGTCTAAGTATGCCAGCGTCTCCGATGGTCAGTTCGCAGATCCTGTAAATTACCGCTATCCGTTAAGCCCCACCTCTAGGGCAGTCAACGCCATCACCCGATTCAATAATCCAGCTAACCGAAAAGCCGGAGGTTACTCTACGGCCGAGTGGGCGATCATGGGCAAGAAGATCGCGAGCGCCAACAAGGCGAAGATGTTCAAGGGTGGCAAGGTCGTAGATCAGCGCGAAGCAGAAGGGGATGCTATGGCGAAATTGGAGCAGGAGCTGGAGAAGTATCAGCAGATCCCGATCAGCGAAGCCCTTGCGGCATTCAAGCTGCTGGAAGCGGACGACGAAGACGAAGACAAGCGTGGGACCGAATGGGAAGTCACGATCATCGGCCCGGACAGCGACAGCGATGTCGTGACAGAGGGAGGCAAGACATACGTTAGAAGCAAGAACGGACGGCTGTACTCAGCGGACGGCCTCAAGAAAAGCGTGCCACTGTTTGAGGGCGTCAAGGTTTATGACAACCACCTGACCGACGAAGAGTTCGAGGCAAAGCAGGGAATGCGCTCGATCAAAGAGGAGTGGGTGGGGGTCATCATTAACCCGTTTTGGGACAAGACGGCCAACGCTGTGAAAGGCACGCTGAAAGTCATTGACGCAAAGCTGCGAAAGAAGCTGGTGGAAGCATACGATGCCGAAGTGCTCGACTCAATCGGACTAAGTATCGATGCACTCGGCGACGGAGCAACCCGAGCGATCAAGGCGCTGGGAGGGACCGTGATGCAGGTGGTCGAGAAGATCACCAAGGCCCTTTCTGTGGACGTGGTCGCAGATCCGGCAGCCGGAGGACGACTGGCGCGATTGGTCGCAGCCCAGACTCCATACAAGGAGGTAATGGATATGGAACCGAAAGAACTTTTGAAGATGTTGGGTGAGGCATTGGAAGAGAAGCTGTCTCCACTCACCGAGCGCCTGGAGGCGCTTGAGGCCGAGGACGAGTCTGAAGAGGACGAGATCCAGGCCACCGAAGCAGCCGTTGCGCTGGCCAAAGAAAACGAGATCGACCTGTCCGAGGTTGAAATCGAAGGCAGTGGTGACGAAGGCCAGATCACCGAGGCAGATGTGCAGCGTTTCATCGACGCGCAAGATGGTGGCGATGAGGACGATGACACGGACGACGATACGCCTCAGGCGGTGAAGGATGCGGTCGCACGCGCAGAGAAGGCCGCCAAGGAAGCACAGGCGACCGCAGCCAGGGCAGCCAAGCTGGAGAAATCGTTGGCTCTCAAGGCCTCACAGAGCGAGCTGGTGGAAACGCTCGCCGAGAGCGGGCTGCCGAAGCCTACCCGGACCGTGATCGCAGAGCAGTTCAAGGACTCGGTATATGAGCCGAAGGACCTTGAAACTGCGATCAAGAGCCAGCGCGAGATGTTGAGCGAGCTATCTAAGAGCGGCACCGTCCGCATCCCCGAGGCACACAACATCAACGTCAGTCCGGTGACCGCCTGGGATGAGTACGAGATGGCTTTCCTGCGCTTGCTGGCAGGCCCGACGGGCTTTGGCAAGATCGTTACCACGGCCAAGGAACAGAAGGGCAAGTCGGACGAGGAGCAGGATCATTATGCCCCTCAGCGATTCTCTGAGGCGATCGGGCGCTATGTGGAGGCTGGCATGCCGGCCTTCCCGAAGCCGGTTCGTTTGAGTGAGTGGTTCTATGACCTGATGGGCGACGTGGACGCGGCTATCGATGGGAAGATGCGCAACCAGCGTCTGACCGAAGCGGCAGTTACCACGAGCTCCGTTTCGAGCATTGTGAAGAACGCGGTCAACCTTTTACTGGCCGCCGACTATTCGGTGCGCCATCGCTGGTGGGAGCCCATCGTGACCCAGGAAGACGTGGACACGCTGGACAACGCGACCCTGATCCGAGTGTATGGGATCGGTGGCCTGAATGTGATGGCTGAGGGCGATGCTTACACTGAACTGTCGTGGGCGGACGAAGAGGAAACCGCGGCGTTCGTGAAGCGCGGTGGCTACATCGGGGTGACGCTGGAGACTTTCCTGCGGGACAAGATCAATATCCTGCGCGCTATCCCGCGACGGCTCTCGAATGCCTGGTACAACGAGATCAGCGGCCTAGTCAGCAACGTCTTCACGGTCAACACGGCCGCTGGACCGGTGCTGGCAGATACAGGCGCGCTGTTCAACGCTACGGCGATTGGCTCGGCTGGCGGACACGCTAACTTGCTGACCACGGCTCTGAGCTACGCATCCTTCATAACGGCTCGAACCGCGATGCGAGTGCAGACCGACCAGACCCTGGGCAACGGCAAGCGGCTCAATATCGGCCCGAAGTTCCTACTGGTCCCGGCCGACACCGAGAACACAGCTGAGGAAATCCGCTTGAGCCAGATGGTACCCGGCGAAGATGGTGGGGCAACCAGCGGCGGCCAGATGCAGACCGCGAACACGCTCCGTAACAGCTTCCAGACGATGGTGGTTCCAGAGTGGACTGACACCGACAACTGGGCGCTGGTAGCGGATCCCGCGCAGTTCCCGGCGATCTACCTGATCTGGCTACGAGGCCGGCGAACGCCGGAACTGTTCTCAGCAGAGGACGAGCGCTCCGGAGCGATGTTCACCAACGACGAGCTGCGCTACAAGGTTCGGATGTTCGGCCAGCGCTTTAGCGCGACCTACGACTGTGCGCCTGTGGGCGATTTCCGCCCGTTGCACAAGTCAAACGTCTAGGCCTGACGAAGTAATCGAAGGGAGCTGGCCGCAGGGCTGGCTCCCTGACAACCTGGAGGGAATAACCATGAATGAACGACTAATTCCGCTGCAGTTTCACCTCAACGGCGATGCGGCTGGCAACGGTGTCGCGGGCATCTACATCAAGCCGGCGTTCCTGCTGACCGACATTGGCAGTTTTGTGACCATCGCCGGTGGATCGGTGACGGTATCCACGATTGATGTACAGGATGACGGGACGGACGCAGTAGTGGCGCATGACATCTCGACCGACGGCATCACCACGCTGGCGACGCAGGTGCGCTTTGAGGCCGGGAGTGTCATCGAGCTCGACCTGAATCTGACAGGTGGCACGACCCCCACCGTCACGGGCGAGATCACTTTGTGGGGCTACATCTCCGAGTAGGAGAGACTCCATGAGCGATGAAAAGAGCCTGAGCAAAGAGCAGCTCAACGCGCTGGCGGCCTTCCATGACGTGAGCATGACGGGCGGAAAGGTACTTCGCTCTTCCGCATACGAGGACCATGCTGGAAACGGTCGGCAGAAAGCTCTGGTGGATTTCGGCATCGCAGGGATCAAGAGCTTCGATGCCAGCGATTATGAGCTTGCGGTAGCGGCGGGTGAAGTCGAGCCTACGCTTGAAATGCTTGACATGAACCAGCTGAAGGCCGTGGCTGAGGAAGCCGGTGTTGCGTCACAGGGTGAAAAACCTAACCCCGTCAAGCTAATCGTGGCGATCCGGGCCAAGCTGGAGGCGGATGCGATTGCTGAGCTGGAAGCCGAAGAAGCCGATCCAACCCTCAATGAGGTTATCGATGCCTACGGCGAGAAGATCGGTGGGCTGTTGATTGAGGCGGGCTACGCTAGTTTGAGTTCAATAGCCGAGGCCGAAGACGATGATCTATTGGCGATCAGTGGCATCGGCAAGGGAACGCTGAAAGCACTGCGAGCCGTCGACTGAGCTGGGGCAAACAATGATGAGACAAAGCGGGCGCGACCGGCTGCGGCTGCGCCCGCTTTTTCGTTAGGAGCATAGATGACAACCCATACCTACAACCATGCGGCTACCGCGGCGATAGTCAAGACCGGCCCAGGTGTGCTGCACGAAGTTCATCTTGCGGCGGGAGCGGATGCCGCGACGGCAACTGTGTACGACAACACGGCCGCCAGCGGGACGGTCATTGCTAAGTTAGCGGCAGTAGCCACAGGCAACGACCGCTACGCGCCGAAGGGTGGGGTGAGTTTCGGAAAGGGCATCTACGTTGCCTTCACCGGGACGACACCGACTGCCGACCTGGCTTTCGACTGACCAATGGCCATACGCACGCTGCTGAGTACGTTCAACGCCCGCGTGGACTCGCTGCTGCAAGGCATCAGTGATACGACGCTGCCCCCTCTGGACCGGGATGCGGCGATCGAGGAGGCGGTGCAGGAGTACAACGGCGATATGCCGCGTCGCACGGTGGTCGAGTTTGTCGGGGATGCTGGAGCATATTACCTGCTGTTCGGCAAGACCGTGAACGTGGACGAGGCAGACCGAGACGCGGGCATCGATCTGACAGATTCCGCGGCCGGAGCAGACCAGAAATTGGCGATTTCATTCACAACAGCCCGCACGTTGACCATTCGCAGTTTCGCCTTCTACCTTCGGAGAACTGGCGCGACCGTGGCCGGCGAACTCACCGGAGAGCTGTACTCAAATGCCAGCGCTTTGCCGGATGCCAAGATCGCAGATGCTTTACAAATCGATATTGACGGGGACGAAGGGGCGCCTGAGAACCGGGATGCAAAGGTGCACTTCAACCTGGCGGATCCGGTGACTCTGCCTTCCGGCACTTATCACGCGGTGCTGGGTTCGGCTTCGGGCTACGACCATGTGAACAACACAACGGAAGTCATCATGGGCGTGGATCAGAGCAGCGTGACGAATACGGTGAGTACTTATGACGGCACCGACTGGACGGCTTATGGAACGGCAAGTGCGGGGATCCTAGAGGTAACTGCGGCCACACCGGGCTGGCGCAGCTTGATGGGAATGCCGTTAGAGGTCGAATATCCGGCGGCAGCAGTCAGTAGTGATGAAGCTCCGAATCGCCTGGAAGACGACGAGTGGGAAACCTACCACACCGAGGAAGGGCTGTGGCTGCGCTTTCCAGCCCATCGTCCATCAACGACTGAGACTATTCGTGCCAGCATCAGTGAGCCGTACGAGTGGGTGCGGGGCGGAACTCCCAGCATAGACACGCCGGTTGAGCACTTCGAGGCACTCTGCTATCTGGCGGCCAGTTTGTGTTGCGAGCGCGTGGCCAGCAAGTTCGGGCAGAAGCGATCAAGCACGTTGAATGCGGATGTAGCTGATAGAAGCCGGCAGGGTGAGTTTTACCGATCACAGGCGACCCGCTATCGAAAATACTACAACCGGGTGCTGGGCATTGGGAAAGAAGCAATTACGCTGCCGAGCGCATCCGTAATGGACATCGACACACAGCTACCGATGGGTGGGGACTACTTGTTCCACGGAAAGCGGACGCGCTAGATGGCTGGTGAGGCAATTCGCTTCGATATCGACATGCGGGAAGTTGTGCAGCTGATGGATGCGGTGCCAGCCATGGGAGGCATCGTTGAGGAAGAAATCGACAACGCTATGAGCGAGAGCGGCATGCTGCTAACGACGATGGTGAGCGCGCGGACACCAGTGAACTTCGGGATCCTTCGGAGCAGCATCAAGTTCCCCACGGGCTTCGAGGTGCGCGGACGTCCGGCGAGTGTGTTGGAGGGCTTGACTGCAGCCGGGAAGATGCAGCTGGCGGGTACGAGTCCGAATGTCTATGCCAACTTTGTCGAGTTCGGAAGACGACCGGGAAAGTGGCCACCGGAAGGACCGATCCAGCTGTGGGTGATGAGGAAGTTCGGGCTACAGGGGCAGGCGCTTCAAGATACGACATTTCTGGTGCGCCGAAAGATTGGCCAGCGGGGGACAAAGGGTGCGTACATGTTCAAGCGAGCTTGGGACGAGGGCGGCAAACGAAAGATCGAGAAGATCTGGCGCGACGTACCGGTGAAGGCCGTGAAGCGATTTGCGAGTGTGGTGCGCTGAATGGCCTACAACGAGGACCTGGCTCGAGCTGCCATAAAGACCGTGCTGGACGCGGTGACGAATATCGGGTCCACGCATGATTACGAGAGGTTCGCGGACGACTGGGATACATTGATTTCGCTCTACCAAGCCAGTATCGGGACCGATCCGGTGGTGAAGCAGTTGCGAGCCTGGAACATCAGCCTGGCGGCCATCGAGCCGCACGAGCAGGAGACCTTCGGCGTACCTGGTGCGGCGGGCACGGTCGAGGTGACCTATGACTATCGGTTACGCGGATACATGGCGGTGGACGATGCCAGCGCCAGTGAAAAGACATTCGTCACGCTGACCATGAGTCTGGTAGCTGATCTAGACGCGGCGGCAACGTTGCACAGCAGCAATCGGGAGGACGGGGCTAACGGGAACTTCTATGGTCCACCGGTTTCCAGCGCACGCTTTGACTTCCGCATGTTCAGCGACGTGCTGGTGCATTACGTGGAGCTGCAGCAGATTTTGAAGGAGGTTGTTTAGATGGCGGATAACAAACGTTATCAGCTGGCGAGAGACATTCATGTGGTCAAGGATGCGGAAAAAGACCCGCTGGGAATACCGCATAAGGCCGGAAAGAGGTTCAGCGCAGATGGTCTGCATCGGGCTGGGATTGATGCAGAGACACGTGAGCACTGGATCCAAAAAGGTGTGATCGTGGACCTGGGCAAGGAGGCTGACGAAGATGGCGAAACTTAGCGGGCAATATTGTGCGGTGCTGTTCGCGGGCTACGACATCAGCGGCCGGTCGCGGCAGTTCGATTGGGCGGTGGAGTACCTACAGGAGGACGCGACTGCGTTTCAGGATGGGAGCGAGAATTCTCAGGCGGGCCTGGCGATGTTCGAGGGCAGTGTGACCGCCTTCATGGATCCGGCTACGAACAGCAGTTGGGATGCGTTGAAGAGCCCGGCCAGCCACAGCGCGCAGCATCTGATGGTGATGCTGGGGAATGGTGCGGCGCCTACTCTGAGTGATCCGGCTCTGGCGGCCGCAGCAGAGCAATTCAAGATAAATCTCAGCGGAACGCCGCAGGAGAAGCTGGTGCTGACGGCGAATTTCAAGCCAGAGGGTGGCGCGGCGTTTCGACCAGACTTCTGCACGGTGCTGGCCAACCAGACGGTCACTAATACGACAACGACCACTTCGCACGACAGCGTTTCCGGACCGTACTCGGGCGGGGGAACTGGCTATTTGCAGGTCTTCACGCCTACCAGCACCGATACCTATTCCATCGTGATCGAGGACAGTGCCAATAATTCGGTTTGGGCGACCTACATCACGTTCACTGCAGACGGATCAGCGCGGACCAGCGAGCGCGCAATTGATGCGACGAGTCTGGACCGATATTGGCGGGTGGTGGTGACCCGCACCGGCGCGGCCGGGGACAGCTTCGGCTTCGCAATCGTTTTCACCAATACATAAATAGGAGGGTTTTGAGATGGCAAAACTGAGTGGGCAATACCTGACGGTAACTATCGACGACAGCGGCGACACCGCAAGGGCCGTGAGCAGCGACGTCGAGAGCATCGACATCCCGGACGAGTACGGCGAGCTGGATGTGACCGGCTTCAGTGATGGATCGGTGAACAGCCTGGCTGGTATGCCGGCCTTCAATGTGGAAATCGCCGGGAACTTCAACGCGGCGGCGACCACAGGACTGTTCACGGTGCTGAATGGCATCGTGGGGCAGGGAGCAAAGACGCTGACCGTTGCTGTTGGACAGGGGGCCGCGCCAGCGATGGGCGACCCCGAGTTCGAGGGCGAGTTCTGGTGCCAGAAGATGAACATCAGCGCCACACCGCAAGGGAAGGTCACTCTGACTGCCAGCCTGCGTCCGAGCGGATCGACGGCACCGGCCTGGGGCACTGTGGCCTAGATTTGAGCGACAGCACGGCGATGTACCGGGGGATTTCATGTCCTTTGGATGTTCGCCGTGCCTTTTCATAGGAGCAGATTATGAGCGATGAAGAAAAAGATGTCGGTGTAAAGCCGGACATAGAATCAATAGCCGAGATGGATCCGATTGGTCCCGGCGACGTGCAGCAGGTAGCGGCACAGCTGGTAGAGCAGGCGCAGCGGATCGCAGCCAACGCCGAAAAGGGCGGCCCGATCCGGATCGATGTCGAGGACAAGGAGAATCATCCCGAAGAGTACGTCGAGTTCCAGCGTAAAGGCTGGCGCTTCAAGGACCTGCGCCTGTACGAGGAGGCCATGTCTACGAGCAAGTTAGCCGAGATCGTTTGTAAGCGTATTCTGGACTGGAAGTTCACGGTGGATGGGGAACCGGTGTACTTCAAGCCCAAGGAAATGCGCAAGCAATTGGATGGTCTGCCGCTGGACAGCCGGAAGCGGACGAGAGCCAAAGGGCGGCTGGAGGCCAGCTATGCCGAAGCGATGGATGATCTGGATGGATATTTGGCGGGCTTCCTCTGGGCGGCTTATCGGACTGCCTATTCTGTAGCGAGCGCACTCGGCCCAAACGCGTAATCGCCATCGCGGACTACGGTCAGTACGGCCATCTGACCGAGACCATCATAGACGCAGATGGCGAGCGCACCGACAAACGGGCAACTCTGACACCGGATGACGGTCGACCGGTGTGGGAGCCCTACATATTGGAGAGGGCCCTCGTCTGCCGGAATCTGGACTGGAAGAAGCTGCCGCAGGATCTGGATGATGCGAGCCTGGAGTTGAAGCACGCCTCCGAGAGCCTGTTCATATTCGAGGCCTTTCGCCAATACGCGACCGACCTGGAACAGTTGAGCCCAGGTCAGCAGGATCTGATTAATGCAGTTGAGAACATGCGAGACACGTTGAGAAAACATGGCAATTGAAGCTGGCATACGCCTGACGGCCAAGAACGAGACGGCAAGGGCGTTTCAGGAATTCGAGCGGAACGGGCGCAGGAGCGCCGGCAAGGTCGCGCAGGAGTTCGAGAAGGCCAACCGTGCGATGCGCAGAGTGGGCATGGCTCTGACCGGGTTTGGGGTGATCGGGACGGCGCTCATTGTCAAGACCACTTTACTGGCATCCCGCGTGGAAACCCTCGGTGTTGTGATGAACCAGGTCGGGAAGACGGCCGGTTTCACTGCGGATGAGATGGCGGACTTCGAGAAAGGCGTGCGGGATATGGGTATCACCACCCAGGTCGCGCGCTCCTCGCTCATCAAGCTGATTCAGGCCAACATCGACCTGAGCAATGCCAGCAAGCTGGCACGTGTCGCACAAGACGCGGCTGTGATCGGGGGAATCAACTCCTCTGAAGCGTTCGAGCGTATCGTAGACGGCATCAACAGGCTGAATCCGCTGATCCTCAAGACGATGGGAATCACTATTTCGCTCGAACAGGCCTACGGCGACTATGCCAAGACGACGGGCATCGCAGTCGAAGAGATTGACTCCTTGACCAAGAAGCAGATCGCGGTCAATGAAGTACTCGAAGCTGGCGTCGCAATTGCCGGCAGCTACGAAGCGGCTATGGATACTGCTAACAAGCGCATGTTCTCCCTCGCCCGACTAGCTGAGGAAGCACAGCTGGCGCTGGGGCAGGCCTTCCTGCCTGCTTTCGTGCAGGTGATCGATGCAGTCAGCGCAGCATTCAAGGCGTTCAACAGCCTGAACCCGGCGATCCAGAAGACGATCGGGTACAGCATTGCGGCTGGGACGGCCTTTGCGGCAATAACCGGTCCGCTGCTGATCCTGGCCAGCAAAGCCCCAGGCATTATCAGCAGCATGAGCGCGGTGGGTACGGTGTTCTTCAATCTGGGAGCTAATGTCAGCGCAGCGGGTGTCGCCGCTGGATCCGCGACGAGGCTCCTATCGAACCTGGCGCCTGCGCTTGGTGCGCTGGCGGTGGCCGCGATAGCCGCTACAGCTGTAATTGCGCTGGCGGTAGCGATTGGGATGTTGGTCAATTTCATAGTGGACCTGAACGACAAGCAGAAGACGCTGATTGATCTTACGAAAGAACACGAAAAGGAACTCCGCAAATCCAGCGTTAGTTTCCAGGTCTACGATAAAGAAATGCGGCGCGTTATTCGAGATGTAGGGGGCTTCAATCTGGGCCAGGCAAAGTTCAACCGGCTGATGCGGGAGGGTGGCGAGGAGGCCGTAGCGGCTGCTCTGGACATAAATTTCTTCGGTGAGCAGGCACTTGTAAGCATGCGGGAGGCCGAGAGTGCCACAGATGGGTGGGCAGTATCCCTGCAGACCGCGGCCGAGAAGGCAGCTATTGCAGAGGCAGTGAGTCAGGGACTGGCGGAATCGACGCTTGCTCTGGCAGACGCACAAGAGGAGGCGAAACGCGGGCTGGATGACCTGAATACCATGATCTCTGGGCCATTAGACAGCTCCTTTGTGCAGTTCAAGGATCGTATCGGTGATTTGAGAAAAGAAGAGAGAGAACTCATTGAGGATATTGAGGAGCTTGAATCGAAGACCTGGCTGAGTGACGCGCAGGAGGAAGAACTCAGCGCACTACGTACCCAGCTTGGAGAGGTGCGCGGCGCCATCTCGGATGTCACCCGAGAACACGACATCCAGACACGGCAGATAATTTTCAACATGATAGCCCAGCGTCTAGCAATGTCTGACCTGCCATTTGAAGACCAATTTGCGGCACTCAGGGAATTGGCTGGAAAATGGGATCTCATCGGCCCCAAAACGCAGGAGGCTATGCAGATCGCCGACTCGGCATTGGCGGCCTTTCTGGAAAGTGGAAATCTACAAATGTTCCTCGACGTACTGAGTCGAGATTACAACATCAGCGTTGGTGTGAACTTTGATTTCGGTGGCATATCACCTGAAGAGCTAGCCGACATAGCCGGCCGTCCGCGCCCTGGTAGCGGAGGCGGTGGAGGTGGCGGAGGTAGAGGAGGCGGTGGGGGTGGGAAACGCAAGGGTGGCGAAAAGAGACAGACCGGCGGCCCGCTGAACCTGGGTGCCTGGACATTGGTAGGTGAAGCCGGTGCCGAACTTATCACGCCTTGGGGGACGGTGCTGGACGCATCCACCAGCCGCAAGATCATGGCGGGCGGCCTTAGACCGGATCAGGCGTTTGCGCTCATACCAGACGGAGGCGGAGGCGGGAGCATCGTTTCATCGGGTACGCAGCGACGGATCGTAGAGCAGGGACGACGCCAACAAAGAAGTTCGGATATCGCGCGGGAAACCCAGCGACGCATAGCAGAAGCCGAACGCAGAGACATCGGTGGCGGCGGCGGAGCCACGATTACGCAAACGGTAGCAGCCACGGCCAGCGCGGTGACGACTGCCACACAACAAATCGCCGAAGAAACCGCAGCCGTTATCGGGGCGGCTACAGCCGGGCTGGGGACGCAAATCCTGGGAATGACCCGCTCGCAAACCGAACAGCTACGGACGCTGATCCGTGATCAGAATCTATCGGCTGAGCAAATCCGACTGCTATTGGAGGACATCAGGCAGGTGTTGCAGGATCAGGGGACGGCATTCGACATGGCTCAGGCAGTGAATGAGGGTCTGCAGACCGCGGACTTCCAGAGCTGATGGCATTCCCAGATACCGTCACGCTGGATCTGAGGCTCAAGGATGACATCCTTGACTTCGACGGGACGAACGATGAAGTCGATATGGGGGATGTGCTGGATCAAACCAGTAGCTTCAGCATTGAGGCCTGGATCAAGCCGGACCTCCTGCCCGGTACTGAGATGCGTATATTTTCTAAGGACACTGGCAGCGCGGGCTGGGCATTGTCTATTGGAGCCAGCGCGGCACGTACCATTCGAATGACGACGCGGGACCTGGGGACAACGACCTTGGACAGTAGCGCAACGCTGGAAAAGGGAATTTGGCAGCATGTAGCAGGTGTGTTCGATACAACCGCTAACACGGTCACTCTCTATTGGAACGGAGGGCAGGTTGGACAGAACACTAGCGTCACCGGGGATCCGGTCGGCAACGCGGCGGTTCTTAGCATCGGAGCTGACAAAGAGGGAACGCAGTTCTATTTCGACGGGAAGATCCGCGATGTGCGGCTGTGGAGTGATGCTCGATCCGCTGCAGAGGTACTCGCTAACATGGAGGTCGAGTTGGTTGGAAATGAGGCCAACCTGGCTGGTTACTGGAAGCTGGATGAAGGCAGTGGCACGACCGCCAACGACAGCAAGAGCGGAGGAACGGCGGATGGCACGATCACGGGTGCATCCTGGCTCACAGCCGGAGGTCCGTTCTGGACCGATGTCCTGGCGGACGTGCGAAAGCGAGAAGGCATCCGCAACCGATACGGAATCATGGGACAGGAGGAGGGCGACCGGATAGGCGGGACCGGCAGCATGGAATTCTGGCTCAAGAACGATGACAGCAACAGCGGAGGGCTGGAGGGCTACTACTCGCCGGACCACGCCAACGCCCGCACCGGATTTGAGATCGGCATTGAAACCCGGCTGAAGCTCACCGAGGGTGCCACCAGCTACGTAAAGCATCGGGGGCGCATCAATCTGATCGACCCAGAGCCAGGTATAAAACGCACCCGAAGGGTAAAAGTGCAGAGCCTGGACTGGATGGCCGCAGCTACCTTACACAAGATGAGCTTGCTGGCACTTGGCAAGAACGTCCGAAGCGATGTGTTCATGGGAAGCATCGTTGACAACGTGGCTATGGGACCCGTTAAGCGCAGCTTTGCGGTAGGACAGGAAACCTTTGCCTATGCCGGTGACGATTTGCGGGACGAGCGCGTCACGGCCTTTGCCGGGATGAGCCGGGTCATGTTGAGCGAGTTTGGCTACTGTTTTGTGATCGGAGATACAGATCAGGGTGGGTTGCTGAAATGGCAGGATCGGCACGAGCGCGTAAAGAATCAGACCGTTGAAAAGACCTTTGTGCAGGCGGACCTGATTGCCATGAAAGCCCCACGCAGCGAGCGCAATATCCGCAACAGAGTGGAAGCGATGAAGTGCTCTACACGTTGCAGACCACGATCCAGATCAACCCCACCGAGACGCGCACCATCAAAGGCAAGTTCAGTGATCCGAGCAACCGGGATGCGCGTATAGCGGGCGACAACATGATCACCCCCTTGAAGGGAACCGATTACGAGTTCAGCAGCAGCACTGGTGGCGGAGGCGACCTGAACGACGATTTGACGATCACGGCTACTTACGGTGCGACCACCGTGGAATATGTTCTGACGAACAGCGGCGGTACGACCGGCCACATCACGATTCTGCAGGCCCGTGGAGATGCCATCCGTATCTACGACCCGGTGGAGTCCACCGCTGAGGATCTTCAATCCCAGTCCGATCATTTCATGCGTACCGAGCGATTGCGGCTGAGCTATCAGGACGACCCATTGGTGGGGCAGGATTTCGCAGATAACGTACTCAGCCGGCGCTCAGCCCCGAAAACGCGACTGGAGACTTTCAGCATTCCGGGACATCGTTCCCAGGCCATGCTGGATGCAGGTTTGGCATTGGAACCCGGCGACCGTATCGACGTCAGTGAAAGCGTGAGCGGGATCAGCGAAGAGTTCTTCATAAACGGCACTGAGATGTTCCTGCGGCCGACTCCGAACGGTGCAGCGATTATCTGGACCTACTGGGTGACGCCCGCTTCCACAGAAGCGTTCTGGTTATTGGGGACGGTGGGAAGCAGCGAATTAGGGACCACCACGAAACTAGGATTTTGAGCATGTATCGGCAGAAGGATCCCCAGGTAGCGTTAAGTGCAGCCGAGATGAAGCGTGCGTTGCGCAAGCACGTGAACCCTTATCAGATGTATACGCTGGATCGGTTGACAGACGGTAAAGATCATTGGATGTGGTTCGTGGGGAAAGAGGGCGCGACGCGAAAAGAATTTGTCTTGATGCAGGCCCGCAACATGACCGGCGACGAGAAGACCTTGACCAGGCTGGTGAACGGGAAGCCGCAGGGAGATCCGGTGTTTGCTTTTGTATTGGACGGGCGATGGGTGGCGCGCTGCCCAGATTGTCTTACTGGTCAGGAAGTGGTGAGCCGGGACCAACCGGGATTCGTTTGTCTGAACACCGTCTGCCTGAACATCGTGAATGGGCACTATCCGCGGCCGGTGAAATTCCCGCCAGCAGGGCAGATGAAAAAGATTGAAGAGACACTACTGGCGAGGCCTAACCCTGTGAACCGGGCTTGGGACGCGCAGGGACTGGCGACCGGCAAAGCAGAGACTGTTGCAGATTTGAAAGCCGAGAATCTCAAACATTCGTTACCGCCAGCGATAGCGGTGGAGCGGGAGGGCTGATGAGATCAGGAACGCCAGCGTTCGGGTTCGCTATAGGGAGATCCAGGAGTACGTTTGGCGATGCCCGCGCATTGCCGCGAGCAATACTTTGCAGTAAGAAGCGGACTTCGGACTGGCTTGCTACAGATGGCACATTTTCGTCTCGACCTGGGAGGGCGGGGATCTCCTGGATGTTCCCATTCTGGGATGAGAGATGCGTATTGTTTCTCCAACAACGCATAGGTAGCGGCATTAATCAGACGAAGCGGTCTCTCGGGATATTGGCGTTGAAAGGCCTCCATTCTCTCGCGCTCCCGTCGACCTGCTCGCCAATAAGCTTTGATTTCGACGAATTCGCCGTCGACGAGGAAGTCAGGACAGTAAGACGATTCAGTGCCGTCCTCCAACGTAATCAGAAATGGTTGAAATTCATAAGTGAACGACTTGCCGAGATGTTTCAGAATACGGGCGTAGTTTGCCTCCCAGCGCGAACGCACATAGATTCCGATGTCGGCTCGAAACCCGCCGATACCAGCACTGTGGCCGGGGACACGGCGGTGCAAACTGGGTCGACCTGTGCGCCAAGCGAAATAGCAATCTCGGTTGCAGAAGTGCTTATTCGAGCTGTAGTAGGTTTTGAATGGTTCTCCGCATTCTTTACAGACAAGATCCAACTGTTTTCCCCGCGGACCGCGATGAAGTTGCGTGCAGCGATTAGAACAATATTTCTTCTGGCGAGTGAGTCTTTCTCCGCAATTACGGCAGGATCGCATGGTGTGATTATAACATCCTGCTTGCAGATCGGATGGCGTAACGACTTCGCCCCGATTATGAAGGGCGGCCAAGGTGGCATGGGTCTCTCCCACAACTAGGTCCACAGGCGACCTTATAACCGCCGCGATTTGGAACAGCGATGTAGTCAACAATCCCATCGCGCTTACCCCTGCCGGGATCGAGTTCTTCATCGACGGGGGCGGAGCGGTCATTACGACTGGCGTTAAGGGTGTTCTTGAAGTTCCATTCAAGTGCGATATCGGCGCGGTTCGGCTGTTAGCGGATCAGGCGGGGACTATTCAGGTGGACATCTGGAAGGATACCTATGCCAACTATCCGCCCACGGACGCGGACAGCATTACGTCGAGCGCGGTTCCGAACCTTGCGACCGTGGCCAAAAGCGAGGATACGACCCTGACTGGCTGGACGACGGCCATCGCGGATGGCGATATTCTCTATTACAACGTGGATGCCTCACCTGCACCTGCCAGTGTGACATGGGTGCTGGTGAGTCTGGATGTGACGAGGAGTTAGATGGCATTTACCCCTGATTTTCTGGCCGGCTTCGAGGACCGAGAGGCCAATGCTGACCAGATCAATGAAGGCAAGTGGTGGTTGGATAGTGGGACGTACTCCTACGTCACAACGCCGACCTTCCACAGTGCTTACGCGCTGGAGTTCAACATGAGCGCAGCAACCGCCCACGTGGAAATGCACGCAGACATCACCGCGGCTGGCCGGTGGGGTGGGACAGAGAACAACGCGATCAGCTTCGCGTTCCACCTCAACATAGAAACCCTACCTACTTCGGGTTTATTTATGTACCTGTTCCGCAACCAGGATACCTCGGTCAATCATGGAAGATGTCGAATTAACGACAGCGGGCAGCTTGAGATCGTTGATTCTGGAGGGACTATTCGAGACACGTCCTCCGCGCTGAGTACGGGTACGTGGTACTTCATCGTCGTATTTCAAGACACCACCAATGGAACTACTGTGAAGATTTACGACACGGACACCGACCTGATCGTGGATACGATTGCTTACACGGGGGAGAAGCGAGCCCCGCACGAAACGTTTCTGGGACCGATCACTACATCGACTGGCAAATACCAGATCGACAACGTGATGGTTCAAACGGGCGGCTTGAGCCAGAATCCATTTGACGATTACGGAACCAGCCGGCTCGCGATCAACCCGATCGTGCCAACCGGCGCGGGTGCCGACACTGACCAGGACAGCGGAGTCTTCTCTGATGTTGATGAGTTTCCGAATGATGGCAACACTACCTACGTGCAATCAGACAATTCGCCCGACCCATCCAATTCGACCTTCGTCCATACGGGAACGGCACAGCTTACTTCGCAAGTGAAAACTATTCACTCTGTCCAGGTCAATCTTCACTCTCGATGGTCTGCAAGTAGCGTAGCAAACACTGGGTTGAGATGGAGGCAGGGGAGCACCGTCATCAACGAGTCAACAATGCAGCCCTCAAGCACTATTTTTCAATGGCAAGGCATAGTGCGCGATACCGACCCAGATGCAGCGGCTTGGACTGCCGCGCTATTGGACTCACTCGAGTTTGGTTTTTACAACACGGGAAACATCACGCGTACAGCGCGCTTTTCAAACACTTGGCTGGAAGTGCTCTATAGCTTCGGCGGCGGAATGACCCAAGCCATCATCATCGCATGAGGACAGGAAGGAATGCACGAACCGGAATGCCTGATCTGCGGAGAACTAACGCACTACGACGGGACGCAGTACATGCGCCGCGCCACGCGCTGGTTCCGCTGCGACGAGTGCGACTTCGCGCAGGTGCATCCGATACCGGAGGATCTGGCTCGCTATTACGCCAGCGGGGAATACCGAAGAGAAGTGCTGGACACAACGGGCCGCGCGCATATTCCCTCACAGTCGATCACCGAGCAGGACCGCGATGGGATGGAGCGGCGGGTAGAACGCTGGCTTCCACACATACGGGATGCGGAGAGACACTTGGATATTGGCTCGGCCTGGGGCAAGACACTGGAAGCGGTGGCGGCCGCGCGGAGAATCGGCGAGAGCATCGGTGTGGAGCCGGGCCCGTGGGGGCAGGAATACGGCGCGCTGAAATCGATCGACCAAGCCGAAGGGACCTTCGATCTGATCACATGCTTCCACGTACTGGAGCACGTATCCAACCCAATGGCCTTTCTGAGGCAGATCGAGCCGCTGGCGACTGGGCAGGTGTGCGTGGCTGTGCCGCTGTCGGGAGCCCGCTACTGGCCGCACGTGACGGACTTCAGCATAAGAGCACTGCAGAAAGCGATGGGGCTGGCGGGGTTGCCGGCCAAGCTGATAGGGATGAGGGCTGAACTGATGGCACTGCACGATAAGGAGCTGCACGGGTGAACGGATCCGTGAAGGGATTGAGCAGTCCGCGGACTGGCGCGGGGCGGGCTTTTGTAATCGGGAATGGCCCGAGCCTTGAATATACGCCGATGGACTTGCTGATCGGAGAGACGACCTTCGCTATGAACCGCGTCCATCTGCGCTATGACCTGTGGAAATGGCGCCCAAGCCACTACATCTTCGTGGATTTCCAGACCACGCTGCCGATCCCGCTTGTGATGCAGGAAGTGAAATCGCACATCCGGGCCGGCGAGCAGGTCTACATCGACAAGTTCATGCGCGAGAAGACTTTGAAGACTTTGCAAAGCGAGAAGCATCAGCCGGACAATGTTCACTTCCCGAAGATTTGCGACAAGCTGGGGCACATCGGGGGGAACTACACGAGTCCGAAAGCACCGCAGGAATGGCATTTGCCGACTTACTGCAAATTTGCATCAGGCTTATTCGTTGGAATGCAGATCGCGGTAATGCTCGGATACAACCCGATCTATCTGCTGGGCTGCGATTTGGGCTACGTTGAGATGCCAAATGAGGGCCCGGATCCCAATCACATGCACCCGGATTATGTGTTCCGAGCCCCAGGTATTCGGAGCAACATCGGGATGACCGCACAGTACGCGGAGAAGACAAATTCGAAATTAAGTTACGGACATCAGATTGCCTACAAAAGCTGCAGGAAGTTGGGCGTACAGGTGTTCAACGCTGGCGTAGGCGGTCAGCTGGACGTCTACCCGAGAGTAGAATTGGAAGAGTTGTTCGATTAGGAGAGTCACATGCCGAAGGAAGTTGATTTCAGCTTAGTGTTCGACGGCCCAATGACGGGCAAGATGATTATTGAAGATGGGGTTGTCCAGCCGCCTCCGGTGGATCCGCCGCCAACCGGTATCCCGGTCGCGCCGTTCTTCACTCCGATTCTCTGGAAAGAAAAGAGCGCCGCGACTGATGCGCACCCCAAGATCGGCAACGGGGATTTGACTGGGGTCGCCAGCGTGATTGGGAAGCTGGTCAATCTGGATGTGTTTATTGGAATGGGAAGCAGCACGACCTATGGGCCGGGAACGCAATACTGGTACTTGCAACCGAAAGACTTGATGCCGGACTTCGATGCCTCACTTGCAATCATTCCAGTTGGGAGCGCGCGGGCCTGGGATGGAAAGGATCTGAAGGTCGGCGGACAGTGCTGGTGGAGCAAGGTTGGCGGGCAGTTGACGTGGGGCCTGCGCTGCATCTTTCAGGACAACAAGGGCTTCAGTCGGAATAATCCCTTTGCGTGGGGATCCGGCAAAACGCTTAATCTCAGTATTGGGTACTACCTCCGGTGATTGCATCTGCTGGAGTTGGGGCAATGGTCTGGCAGCTTCGTCGCTGGATGGGCGGAGATCCGGTTGGACAGGTCCTGCAAGCCTTAGAGCTCGGCCTGCAGAGCGTGAGCATCAAGATCAACGACGGCCGCCAGGAGCGCTGGGAGGGCAGCCGGAACAATCAGAACGCAGACCTGCTACCAAGCACCGTTCCCGCACTGCAAGGTGCCGGCATCGAGGTCACTGGTTGGGGCTGGACGTATGGCGGATCCGGCAGCGTCCGATTCCGACTCTTCCGACCAAATGCTGACATTGCCCGAGCGGAAGGTCAGCTCGCCGGAAAGCTCTGCGTGAAATATGGGATGAAGGATTACCTGATTGACGCTGAGGTCCAGTACAACCGAACTGGCATGGAACCGAGCGCGATTGCGTTTTGTGAGGGGTTTGGATCCGTAGCTCCGAATGTCAACCTGCTGCTGGCCAGCTACCGTTTCCCGAGAACCGCACAGCCTGCATTCCCGGTAGAGGCCTTTGCACCTTTCCAGAACGGATGGGCGCCACAGGTTTATTTCCTTGGCGACAACCGGGCGGATGGTGGAGCCATCCAGCTACAGCGATCGAAAGAAAATCACTACGATGTCATTCGGCGGTTGCCCTATGTAGGAATTGCACCTACCTACATCGCGGCTGGGCCTTGGACCGCAACTAGATTGCAGCTGACCAATTTCTTTCAGCGCGCGGTAGAGATTGGGTGTGCGGGAATCTCTGTCTGGGATCTGCCACAGGCGAACGCCAGCCAGCTTGAGGCGATCAGAGGATTCACCTGGCCGGGTGTTGAACCACCACCTGAACCTCCAGCCGAAAAGCTAGGGATTGAACTGCGCGTTCCGACAGGAAAGGTGGATGTGACGGTGAGAGAAATATGACTGTAGAAGATCAGATCCTGAAAGAGGTCAAGGAGATCAAGAAAGACGGCAAGGCCACGCATCTCGCGGTGCAGAACAGTGCTCTTGCAATCGCTCGCATCGAGGGCGACGTAAAGCTGCATACCTCACAAATTGAGCGCAACACGAGCGACATTGCCAAGAACGAACTCAAGATCGGCAAGACCTCCGAGCCCGCTCCAGGTCCGGGCCAGCCGATCACATTCAAATGGCTTGCGCAGAATGCCCTGCTTCCCATAGTGATGCTGATTGCCGGCTTGATGATTGCTCAAATTATTGCCGGGGGAGGCTGACTTGAATGAGCGCGTTGCTGTTCAACTTCAACAGCCAGCATCGCAGGAATGGCAAGTGGATGGCGCAGTGGGAATTGCTGGCCAAGAGCTACGCTTTGGATCTTATGGCGTACACGAACGGCAACGGGCTGAGCAAGAAGCCACCGGTAGATCGGCTGTTCCCGTCCATCGAACACGCGCAGGAGCAGGTGGAGGGCGTGGAATGGGTGTTTCTGGTGGCTCCGGGAAAACCGGCCCGACCCGTGACCGCGCTACAGGACTTCAAGCATCCGGCGAAAGCAGTGTACGTGCTTGGCCCCGATTACGAGGAACTAGAGCTGAACGGGCGAAAGATGGATCACTGCGTGCGTGTAGAAGTGCCGAACGGAGCCGGCGAATTACATGCTCTGACTGTTGCGGCTATTGTGGCCTATGACCGATGGAGAAAAATTGGTGCCCAGTAACGGAAATAGAGGAGCCTCCAACAGAAAGTTGTCGGGCTTCAGGTGTCCTAAGTGCCTTGGGAATTTCATGTTCTGGGAATGGAAGACGATGAGCTGGAAGGGATATAGTTGCCAGAACTGTGGCTACAACTTTGCAATAGATGAGATCGATTTCTTGACAGCAGGGAAAGATTTGGGAGTGATTGTTGAGTACAAGGCGAAACAGACTTTAGCAAGGAAAGGATTTTAGATGGGCACAAAAAGTAAGCCGATGAGTAAATTGACAGTCGCTGAATTGCGAGCCGAGAGCGACCGACTGGCGGGTGAGATTGCCGAAATTCGGAAATTTCGGCACGTGATCGCCAACATAATTCGAGAAAAAACGGCTTTGGGAAAGGCGGAAGACGATGGCAGCTAACGCATGGGATTTCTACAACGAGTTCACGGAATACATTGGGGATGGGACGATTGATCTGGATGCCGATACGTTCAACCTGGGACTGTACCTGAGTACGTCCAACGCGGCGACGTTGACCACCTCCGGGCGCGCGGCGCTGACAAACCAGCACGCCACGGCGAACGGCTACACACAGCCGGGCTCGGCTCTTGCCTCTGTGACCTGGGCGCGCTCAGGAGGAACCACGACCTTCGACAGCGCAGACGAGGTCTTCACGGCCTCTGGCGGTTCAATTACTTGCCGCTTCGCGGTGATCGACGACGACACCGTGACGACTCCCGTGGCTGATCCATTAGTTTGCTACTCGCTGTTGGACAACGCTCCGGCTGATGTCACCGCGACCGACGGCAATACGTTGACGATCGCCATGAACGCATCGGGCATCTTCACGATAGCGACTTAATGCCTGCCCGTAACGTAGATCAGATCCTTATCGGCAACTGGACCAATCTTGGTGCTACTGCTCCTGTTCCTAAATGGTCAGTTGACATCACGGTCAATTGGACCAAGCAGGACGGGACGCCGGGGACCGTGAGCGTGACAAAGACCTTCCCGAATGTTCTGGCCGGCGTGCCTCTGAAACGCATTCGCAGATACATGGAGGAGATCATCCTGAACGAGCTTCGCATCCAGCAGGGGATAGACGAGGACCCTGACGCATGACTAGAACAACTGGAGAATATCACTGTATATGTGGGGCGTACTTAAAAATACGCCGTGCTACTTCCTCTGAAATAGACAAAGATATAAGGGCATGGATCGAGAAACATGCTGAAGACTATTTAGAGTTGAAGCACGGTCCTGCCGCAAGGGCGCGTCCTAGCACCATTACTCTCCGAACACAGGATCCCGACGCCTGATGGCTACTTACTATATGGGTACTGGAGGCTCAGACAGCAATAGCGGCCACACCTGGGCTGAGCGCAAGTTGACCCTAGATGGGATCGAGAACATTCCCGTTAAGGCCGGAGATAAGGTTTATACGGACCCAATAGAAATAAGCCCCAAACAACTTTTTGGGTTCCTTCTGGGCGCGAGCTTTAGCGAGGACACCCACGTATGACTACCCGGTTTGTTGGAAAAGGCGGCTCAGACGCAAACAGCGGTCTAACGTGGGCGCTGAGGAAGCTTACCCTCAATGGCGCAGAGGATATTCCAGTAGTACCGGGCGATACCGTAGATGTAGGGCCAGGGACTTATCGGGAGACGTTGACCGTCGATGTTTCGGGCACATCGGGGAATCCGATTACCTACATCGCAGATGTCACTGGAGAGAACACCGACAGCGTAGGCGGGATTGTTCGGATCACAGGTAGCGATAATGACACCAGCACGACGAGGAATAACGGCATAACGGCAACCGCAAAAGATTATCGGACTTTTCGCGGTTTCTCTTTTGATTCGTTCACTTCTAACGGAGAAGGGATAAACATCTCAAATTGTGATGACTTGACAATAGAAGATTGCAGCTTTTTTACGGGTATTGGCGGTTGGGGAACGGTAATTTCTAGCACCGGGGTGAATTTGATAATCCGTAGGTGTTTATTCCTGAATACCTATTGGGGAGGAATGCAAATTACACACTCGACGACGCACGATAACGCGAATGATCTTATTGAAAATTGTCTTTTCGTAGGTGGCGGTAACTTTACCGCGATACGTTGTGACCGCGTTGGGGGCGTTACCGTAAAAAACTCGATGTTCATTGGCAATACAGGAGTGCGGGTACAGACCGCACTAACCGTAGGGCAAAATCTCACAGTTAGAAATTGCATTTTTCAGGGTCTTGTAACTGGCGTCAAGGCAACAACCACCGCAGAGTTTGATGAAGATTACAACACATTTTTTGCAAATGGAACAGATAGAAGCAATGTCAATGTTGGAGCTAATAGCCTGACATACCCCGCAATCTATGTGTCGCCTATTCTAGTTGATGGACTAAAGTTGCCCTGGCAAATGGGAGAATTGTCGCAATGGTCACAGATTGCCCGCATTGCTGGCAACAGCGAAGCCACCGACGACCTGTTCGGCATTACCCGCCCTGCTACAAGCGCCAAGAAGTCGTGGGGTCCGATCCAGCTTCGGGAAGGTGCAAGAGAGACAACCACGACACGCAGTTCAAGCGCGGCAAGTATCAAGCTGGCCGATGCAGGGGATCACCAGATAATCATTCCCGTGACAAATGCCTCAACAACCTTCGAGGTTTATGTGAATAGAGAAGCTAACTACGCGGGGACCAATCCTCAGCTAATCATCAGACAGCCCGGTGTGGCTGACGACGTGACGACGGACGCGGGCGCAGTCAGTACGTGGAACCAACTGACCACGACCCTGACTCCCGCGGCCAATCCACCTTATGTAATTGCTATACTGCGGAGTTTGAACACCGCGACATCTGGTAGCTACGCGACCTATTTTGATGATCTCGCCGTGACTTGATGTGGCCTACGATGACCCATTCGACTTTGATATTTGGATCACGGACCGGATTTCGTTCCGGGTCGCGCCACCGGCGTCAGCCAATGAAGATACGGGGAATTTTGACGCATGGATAACGGACAGAATTACGTGGTCGGACTACGCGGAGGCATCAGCGGCCAACGTCTCAGTAACAGTTCCGGTCGCCTCACTAACCCTCACTGGCTACGCTCCGACAGTCACGACGACCGCCAACGTCTCAATCACCATTCCGGCAGCCTCCCTGACTTTAACCGGCTACGCACCTACAATCCAAACGCCGGTGTCGGTCACGGTGCCCGTTGCGTCTCTGACGCTAACCGGATTCGCGCCGACGGTCACGGTTTCAAGCAATCAATTAATTACGGTCCCGGTAGCCAGTCTCACATTGACCGGCTATGCGCCAACGGTTCAAACACCCGTATCAGTTACCGTTCCGGTCGCATCCCTGACCTTAACGGGGCTTGCTCCGACCATTACAGCCACGGGGAACGTATCGGTAGAGGTTCCAGCAGCTTCGCTCACCCTGACAGGATTCGCGCCAACCGTCACAACCACAGCAAGTGTATCGGTGGAGGTTCCGGTAGCGAGCCTGGCTCTCACCGGGTTCGCTCCGACGATAACGGCGACTGGCAATCAATCGGTCACAGTTCCAGTAGCCAGTCTCACACTAACCGGATTCGCGCCGACCGTAACCACGACAGCCCACGTGTCGGTAGAAGTTCCAGTAGCGTCTTTGACGCTTACGGGATTTGCACCGACGATAACGGTATCCGGCAATCAGGAAATCATCGTCCCGGTAGCTTCGCTGGCATTAATGGGCTTTGCGCCGACGGTCACTGCGACGGCCAATGTAAGCATAACGATTCCAGCAGCATCTTTGACATTGAGTGGCTTCGCCCCGAGCGCGATAGCCGATACGGCTGTAACCCCTGGAGTAGCTTCTCTAACATTAACGGGCTTTGCGCCTACGGTTTCGGTGGCAGCGGCTTTCGACATCGTAGGAACTGTGACATTGCTCGGTGAATTCGACACCGCTCAGGCATTGGCTGGGGAGTTTGATGCTGCTCAAGCCTTGCTCGGCGAATTTGACACGGCAGTCAGCTTGAACGGAGAGATACTATGACCAAGACCGCGCAGGACTTCGAACTATATCAGGGCGAGACCAAAGAGGTTACGGTCAACACGGACGATTCCGCTGGTGCTGCCAAGGCCATGACCGGAGGCACCGCGACCTTCGGAGCCTACCGATCTCTAGAGAGTCCGAAGCCGGAAGTTGTTCTCAAAAAAAGCGGGGGTGACATCTCATTTGTGGATGTGGACGGGACCGATGATGGGATTCGCTTCACGGTAAACCCAGCGGACAGTGCCAGGTTGAACGGCGACTATCCGTTTATTGTGGACGCGGTGGACAGCGCGGGGGACGAAGCGGTGGTATCGATCGGTATCATGAAGGTCAAGCCCAACCCGAACAAGGCTTAGTTCTAGCTACAGAATCAAAACCATAATGCAGATGCCCGCGACGGCCGCCAGGGTGATGACGATCCCAAAGAACAGCAGCATGCTTGATGTTTCTTCCTGAGTCACGTGCGATTCCTTCATCGCTTCCCCGGCTTTTTGCCTCTTTACTATCTCCTGAACGATCGGCTTCCTCTCAGATCCTTTGTACGTCGCCTTGAGCAGTTCGGCGAGCTCGTCCAGCGTAAACGCTTCCAGGTTCATGTCGCATCTCCAGTCGTTGTTTCGGCTTTTCTGAGGTTGATGTTGCGGATGCTACACAACGGCATCCGCCATCGCTTTCGCAGAACGGGTGCGGTG